GTGGAGCACTGGAGCATAGATGATTATAAAGAATTTACTAATGGATCTAAAAAAAAGAGTAAATATAGATCTTATAAAATATCCATAGACGGTCATAGATTTGACAGCCAGAAAGAGGCGGATTACTATTGTGAATTAAAATTAAAATTGAAAGCTAATGAGATAAAAGGTTTTTGTTTACAACCAACATTTATATTAGCACCAGGATTAAAATATAAAGCAGATTTTATAGTTTTTTATAATGATAATACAAATGAAATTATAGATGTAAAAGGTTTTAAAACGAAAGAATATATTGCAAAAAAGAAAGTATTTGAAGATAAATTTAATTTGAAAATTACAGAAATATAAATAAAAAGAATTAAAAAAATAATAAAATATTGTAAGAAACATTTAATGTAAACCTTTCAATAGTGTAGGGAGTATACTTATATATAATTAATAAAGAATAAATCCAATTGCACAAAATCAAAGGAAACTGCAAAAAAATTTTATATTATAAAAATTTATTTAAAAAGATTTACAGTTACAATTCTGTATGTCTTTTATTTTTTTGTTTTAGGAGGTATTTTATGAAGTGTCAAGGTGAATTTATTTTTAAAAAAATTGATAAGGTAGACGCTGGTGAGTTTGTTAATAATGGTAATTTAATTAAATATCCATCTAGTTTTAGGTTATTTTTAGATGAGTGGAATAATGGTAAATTAAATGAAGTAAAATTAAAAATACCAGAGACGTCTAGAGATTTAGTTGCTAAATTACAAAGTTTAGAACCTTATTCAAAAGTACTTTTAGATTGTGATATCATTTTTTATAATAATTCTATTAGGGTTATTCCTAGTGATGTAAAAGTTGCTAGTAATAATAAATAACATAGGAGGAATGTCTTATGGGAAATACTGTAGTTGAGGAGGTTGCTAGTATGGCTGATTTAGATTTTGACCCAGTTATAACTGCTTTAACAAGTGCCGTAACACCAACACAAATTATTACTTTGTTAGCTGGTTTAATAGCTTTCGGTATTGTTTATGTATTTATGTGGTTTGGTGTTAGAAAAGTTGTTAAAATCTTTAGAAGTGCCGTTATGGGAGGCCGAATTACTGTTTAGTTTTAAAACTAGAGGTTATTTAGTCTTAACCTCTAGTTTAATTTAATTAAAGGATGTTAAATATTATGTTTTATTTTAAAAATAATGTTAGTAAGTTAGAGTTAAGAAATTCTTTAAAAGAAACTATATCTAAAAATGAAGATGCATTAGATTATTTACAAAATAGAATTTCTACTGTAGATAATCTTGTTAAATATAATGAAAATGACAATGTTTCTAAAGAAGAATTAAAAAATTTAAAATATATAGAATTTTGTTTAAAATATTTAGATGGTTTATATAGAGATAATTTAAAGAAGGTTTGTAAATGATAGATTTAAGTTGTTTAGGTGGAAATAAAAATATATTAAATATATTTAATATATTAAGATATAAAAGAGCTTTTGCTAAAGAACATCCTGGATATTTTAGACCAGATGGGTTATTAATTTTTTGTGGAGCACAAGGAGAAGGTAAAACTTTAAGTGCTGTTGATTATGTTAAAAAGTTAAGTTGGGATTATCCCCGAGCAATTATATGTACTAATGTTGATATAAAAGGATTAAATCCACTTTGCAAAGTTGTTGAGTATCAAGGACTAGAGAGTCTTACAAGTATTGAAAATGGCTATTATGGAGTTATTTATTTAATCGATGAAATACATCTCGAGTTTAATTCTTTAGAGAGTAAAAATATTCCAATTGAGGTAATGATAGAAGTTTCTCAGCAACGTAAACAAAGAAAACATATTGTTGGAACTTCTCAACAATTTATGCGTTTAGCTAAACCTTTACGTGAACAAGTTAAAAATTTAGTAATTTGTAGGAAAATGTTTGGTTGTATGCAGTTTAATAAATTAATTGATGGTTCTACTATTACTGAAAGAGATGGACATATACGTATGGAAATAAAAAAACGCTGTATTTGGTTTCACTCTCCAGAGATGTATGATAGTTACGATACTTATAAGAAAATGCGTAGATATAGAGAGGAATGGCAAGGGGTTTCGCGTTCTAGTATTTATTCGGATATTAATGTATAAGAGGTGTTTATATGGATTATGGTGTAGTTTTAAATTTAGCTATAGAAATATTAAAATATGCTTATCCTTTTGCTGTAATTTTTGGTCTTGTTGCTAAATTAACTAATATAACATTAAGTTTTATGTTTGATAAGAAAATAGAAATGTAATAGGGGGTATTTTTATGTTTTCATTTGCTTTTAAATTTTTTCTAGTGAGTTTAGTTGCTTGTTTAATTGTAAATTTGGTAGCTTATATTATGGAAAAGAGGTATCATAAAAAAGTTGAAAAAAATGCTAAAGAGATTATTGAGAAAAGTAATGAGGAAACTGAAGAGAAAGACGTTTAAAAATATAATATAAATATTCTCGGGTTTCTGTCGTAAGACAGAAACCGAGCTGTATATTATTCTAAGGTTGGTGTATGTATGCTTAGTGAGAATGAGTATGATTATTTACTTGGTTTAATAAATGTATATAAAAAACAAGGTTATAATTATTATTTGTGTAGTACTATTTCTAATCGTGATATTGATTATGATTTTATTGTATATTTTTCAAAAAATGAAATTAAAGATTTAGACAGTTTAGAATTTTTATTAGAAGATGCTGTTGTTATACAAATAAATAGTAATTCATATAATACTGATTACAATAAAATACCTGTTAAAAATATTGTTAATGTTTCTTATTCTGGTTCAGTTAAATTTACTGAATATGATTATATTTATACTAATGCTGTATATAATACAAGTTCTAGCTATTTTATTAATCCAGATGTTTCTATTTCTTCTAGTAGTAATTATGAATTATTAAGACTTAGTTATGTAAATTGTTTACTATTAGGTATTATATTTATATATATTTTTGTAAAAAGTCTTTTAAGACTTAAAAGGTAGGTGTATTTATGATAAAGAAAATTTTTATATTCTCTATAATTTTTATATTTTTATTATTTAATACATTTATTTTTGCTTTTACTGGTAATAATGGTCAAGAATACCCAAATTTTCCAAATTTTTTAACTAAAAATTTTGATACTTATATATTATTAGGCCCTAATAAAGAAGGATATTATAGTTTATCTTGTTTTAATTCTTCTCAATATCATTTAGGATATGATACAAGACAAAATGGAGGTAAAACAGAACATTATATTGCTTTATATTTTAATGATACTAATAATATAGATACATCGGCAGGATGTGTTTTACAAGTACGATTGCCATTAGGTTCAGATAGATATTATTATGGTTTAGACTATTGGAAAGATAATGTATATTCTGGTTATAATGAAAGTTCATGTATACAATATCCTGGTTCTTCTTCTAGTGCTTTAGAAATCTATAAAAATAGAGGCTTTTTTGATTTTTTAACAGGTACTATTACATATAATAGAGAAGATTTATTAAATATGATAGTTTATAGTAATTCTAATATTGTAGATATAAAAACAGGTTCTAATATATATGAAGTTGTAGAAGATATTTACCCATTTCTTTCGTATGAGAGTATAGATAGTAGTCATGTTAAGATATATTCTCAGTGGATAAGTGAAAATGAATATTTTAATACTAGTGTTAAATATGCAAAATATTATGATGGTTTTGATATAAATAACGAAAGTGAGTGGAAAGATGTAGAAATAGAAACCAGTAATGAGAGTGGTACTACTCAATATCGTCATTATATTATATTAGATAATTCTCATAATGATGCAAATGGAGATTATTATTTTAGATTTTATAATAATAAAACTGGTAATTATAAATATGGTAATGCTTCTATTTCATTTGAAAATATTAATCAAGATGTAGAAAATGGTTTGCTTGAGGAAAATAATGAAACTAATAAAGGTATATGGGAAACTTTAAAAGAATTACTTTCATATATTAATCCCTTTTCTGAAAACTTTTTTGTGTATCAACTTATTAATTTATTAGGTGATTTAATAATTAAATTATTTATACCTGATACTAATTTTTTTTCTGAATGGGTTACTAATATGAATAATTGGCTTTCTGATAGATTGGGGCTTTTATATTTTCCTGTTGATTTAGTAAGTAATTTTTTAGTTAAATTAGGTGATATTTCTGAAGATAATGATGCTATTATTCGCTGGGATGGTTTTTCTTTTATGGGTGCTGAAATTATTCATTCTGGTTCTTATGACTTAAATAGTTTACTTACTAATAATACATTAAAGAATATTCATGATATTTATTTAATTTTTACAGATATTATTCTTTGGATTTGTCTTATATTTTTTGCTAAAAATACTTTTACTGATATTTTTGGTGGTAAGTATGATGATGTAAGTGAATTTGCAGAAGATGTTGCTGATTATGGTATTAGTTATGATAGAAATAAAGAAAAAGCTAGATATAAAGCTTCTAGAGACTTAGAGAATAGACGTATTCGTTATCATTATTATGATAAGAAAAGGAGAGGTTTGTTATGA